AATCGAGGATGGAAAAAGTTCTTGGACCGGTCTTATTCGTATGCTAGAGGATGAAGATATAAGAGAAAAGGAGGGTCGTCAACTAGAAATACTAAAAATGGCTACTTCTAAATTTAAGAATACACTATATGATCTTCATACTTATCAAGATGGTCAACTAGATAGACCAATACTAAATTCAGAATCGGTTATGAATGATGACTCGTAGATTTTATGACAAACAATACAAAGAATGGATTAAATCTATTTTTATTAGAGATCATCACAAGTGCCAGTGGCCAAATTGCTTACAACCACACAAAAAACTAAATGCGCACCATATTAAAAAATGGTCCGATTATCCAGGACTTAGATTTCATCCATCAAATGGAATAACACTATGTAAATATCATCATGATCTTATAAAAGATAATGAAGAAAACTATGAGTTATTTTTTTTAAAACTTTTAACCAATGCCAATGATTCAAACCCAGACAAATAATAGTTATTTATATAATTTTATATCATCATCATACTTATTTGATTATGACGAATCATATCATCCAATATTAGGAATGGAATCATCAATAGCATTATACTTATTTAAGTATTCTAGACCTCTATTTTTTACATATCCATATATTTTTAAAGAGTTTTCTTTAGTCTCAGACTCTTATAAATTTTTTAATATTTGTTGTTGTTTATTACAGAACTTACCATCAATTAGTAGTTTTAATTATACAGATAATACTATCTCTTATAAATTTTTAGATACATTTTTTATTAATATATATAATTATATGAATAGTAATTATTATTTAGAATTATATAATAATAATGAAATACAAAATATTACCTATAAAGGATTAGTATTTAATACGTTACCTATAGAATCTATTATAGCTTATTGTATACAACAATACTATATACAGAATAAAAATTTACAAAATGTATTAAATATAATTGTATTATGTACTATATATAAAACAAATTTAATGTACAATACCATACTCAGTAATTTATTACTATTAAAATTAAACACTAGAACAGTTATTAAACAATTAATTAAAGATTTATCAAAAATTAATATTGGCGATCTATCTAACTTTCCTTTTACAGAACGCTTATCAAAGGATAGAACACTAGAAGTATTGGAGTTTTGTTATGGATAGTAAATATACTTTTAATATTATTGTTGATACTAGAGAACAAAAGCCGTGGACATTTGCTTCTTGTAATACAGTAAAGAAAAAACTAGATACGGGTGATTACTCTATAGAGGGCTTAGAACATTTATTGTGTATAGAGAGAAAAAACTCAGTAAGTGAAATTGCTAATAATATATCCGAAAGTAGATTTAAAGATGAACTACAAAGAATGTCAGACTATCTTTATAAATTTATTTTATTAGAATTTAATTTACAGGATGTATTAAATTATCCAAGAGGATCATCTGTTCCTCCAAAACTATGGAGCAAGATAAAAATACGCCCACCATATATTCTTAAATTTTTAACAGAACTACAAACTAAACATAATATACATGTAATTTTTTGTGACAATCCCATAGCAGCAGAAGAGATGGCCTTTTCTATTATTAAACGAGTTCATGAGATGCACACATATGATAAACTCTAATGAATTAGATAATGCTTGGTTAAATCTTGGTAATATAGATTTATTATCAGTACCCAATAATCCAATGATTCATAGATCAGAAAAGGATATTGAGAATCCTGATCAACATTTATTAAAGCTAATTAAACAGCCTGATAATTTTAGTATAACAGCTAAACTTTTGATGGATATAGAGCTTCATCCTATACAATTAGCTATATTACAAGAATTTTGGGATAGACCATTCCCAATGTTTGTTGCTAGTCGTGGTTTTGGTAAATCATTTTTACTAGCACTATATTGCACATTAAAATGTATTTTTGTACCGGGCACAAAAATTGTTGTGGTTGGCGCGGCTTTTAGACAGAGCAAAGTTATATTCGAATATATGGAAAATATATGGAGAAAATCTTCTATTATACGCAGTATATTTAATGGTAATGATGATGGACCACGACGAGATGTTGATAGATGCACAATGAGATATGGTGATAGTTGGACGATAGCTATTCCCCTTGGTGATGGTAGTAAAATTAGAGGTTTAAGGGCACATATTATTATTGCGGATGAGTTTGCTTCTATATCTCCAGAAGTTTATGAAACGGTAGTATCTGGTTTCGCAGCAGTATCTGCTGATCCTATTGGTAATGTTAAAGCAGAAGCTAAAAAAGATTTAATGAAAGAATTGGGCATATGGTCAGACGAGATGGAAACTTTACAATATCGTAGAAGCAATCAGGCTATTATTGCTGGAACAGCGGATTATTCTTTTAAACATTTTGCCTCGTACTGGGAAAGATACAAATCAATTATACATAGTCGTGGAGATAAAAAGAGATTGTCCGATATTTTTAAAGGAGAGGTTCCAGAAAATTTTAATTGGAAAGATTATAGTATTGTACGAATGCCATATGAACTAATTCCTAAAGGATTCATGGACGACAGACAGGTTGCACGAGCCAAAGCAACTATTCATAGTGGCATTTATAATATGGAATATGCCGCTTGTTTTACCAAAGATAGTAGTGGATTTTTCCGTAGAAGTCTTATAGAAAGTTGCGTTGCTAATACTAAGAATCCTATTACTATTAATAATCAAAATATAGTGTTTGATGCTAAGGTAGCTGGAGATCCGGCTTACAAATATGTTTATGGAATAGATCCTGCAAGCGAACAAGATAACTTTAGTATTGTTATACTAGAAGTATTTCCTGACCACAGAAGAATAGTATATTGTTGGACTACAAATAGAAATAATTTTAAAGAAAGATTAAAAACTGGTTTAGTTCAAGATCATGATTTTTATGGATTTTGTACAAGAAAAATAAGAAATCTAATGAAAGTATTTCCATGTAGCAGAATAGGTCTTGATGCTCAAGGTGGTGGTGTTGCTATAGAAGAATCTTTGCATGATCCATCGAAACTTGAGGAGGGAGAAAGTCTTATTTGGCCTATCATAGATTATGAAAAGCCCAAAGACACTGATAGCCAACAGGGTTTACATATAATAGAATTAATACAATTTGCCAAAGCTGATTGGACTAGTCAAGCCAATCATGGACTTAGAAAAGACCTAGAAGATAAAATGATATTATTTCCTAGATTCGATAATTTGACCTTGGGATTAGCTTTAGAAAAAGAGGGTAAAGATATACTTAATTCAGACTTAAATCCAATATATGATAGTTTAAGTGAATGTATCTTGGAAATTGAAGAATTAAAAAATGAATTGACAACCATAGTTATGACTCAAACCAGCACCGGAGCAGGAGCTAGAGATAGATGGGACACTCCAGAAGTAAAACTACAAAATGGTAAAAAAGGAAGATTAAGAAAAGATAGATATAGCTCTTTATTAATAGCAAATATGTTAGCAAGGCAAATGACTAGAAATTTACAGCCAATTCAATATGATGTTATAGGAGATAACAGGATTAATATTGTCAAGCACGACGGTAATATGTACAAAGGTCCAGAATGGTTTACATCAGCGGTAAATGACGCTGATTATATGGGTATTTATAAATAAATGTGTATAAAATAAATAATTCTATTACAATCGAATTACAATTCTATTAAAATATTATGGCCAAAAAATATACTAAAAGTGAAGCTATAGCAGATGCCGTTCCTCCAAATACGGAAATATATATTGCTTGGGGAGATGATTTAGCCAGTAAAGAAAAAGCTCTTAAGGCCAGTGCCGAATCTTTAGGTGAATTTACCGGTGTCGAACATACGTCTGCCATGAGAAGGTACGGGTTAGACTATTCTAATCTGGATCGTAATACTTCTGGTAGACCCGGACTAACAAGATCGGATTATGATTTTTTCAGACCGGATGAGGCGGTGCCTCGTGAGTTCAAGATCATACTCAAAAGAGCAGAAGACGTTTATCAAAGAGTAGGACTAGTTAAAAATGTTATAGATTTAATGGGTGATTTTGCTAGTCAAGGCATAAGACCAATACATAGAAATAAAAGAATAGAAAGATTTTATAGGAAATGGTTCAAAAAGGTAAGAGGAAAAGAAAGAAGTGAAAGATTCTTAAATAATCTATATAAAACTGGTAATGTTGTAATAAATAGACAAACAGGTAAATTAAGTTTAAAAGCTACAGATAGTTTATACAAAGCTTCCGCGTCTCCTGATTTTCAAGTTCAAGATATAGAAGATACTAAATTAGATAAAAGAGAAATACCTTGGAAATATACTTTTATAGATCCTTATTTTGTTGATGTTGCTGCTGGCGCATTATCTTCATTTGTGCAAGACAAAAGATACCAATTAACTCTTCCTGCTGGGTTAAGAAAATTAATACTTAATCCTAAATCAGAATCAGAAAAAAGTGTTGTATCCAATCTTCCTCCAGCCATATTAGAAGCAGCTAAAACTAAAAAACCATATCCTCTTGATGCAGATAAAACTCTAGTTTTCCATTATAAAAAAGATGATTGGCAAACATGGGCATATCCTATGATTTATGCCATAATGGATGATATAACCGTTATAGAAAAATTAAAACTAGCGGATATGGCCGCTTTGGATGGCGCCATTAGTAATATTAGAATTTTTAAATTAGGTAGTTTAGAACATAAAATTGCTCCTACTAAAGCCGCAACTGCAAAGTTAGCACAAATACTAGGAAACAATGTTGGTGGTGGAACTATGGATTTGATCTGGGGCCCAGACATTGAACTAATAGAAAGTAATACAAATGTACATAATTTTCTAGGAGAAAGCAAATATGTTCCACATTTAAATAGTGTATATGCTGGACTTGGTATTCCTCCTACTCTTACTGGCACTTTCGGAGCTGCCGGTACAACAAATAATTTTATAAGCTTAAAAACATTAACTCAAAGATTACAATACGGTAGAGATGTTTTAATAGAATTTTGGGAAAAAGAATTTGCTTTGGTACAAAAAGCTATGGGATTCAAATATTCAGCTAAAATAGAATTTGATAGAATGGATCTAAGTAATGAAGATTCAGAAAAAGCACTATTGATACAATTAGCTGATCGTAATCTAATTAGTGATGAATTATTACAAACTCGATTTGGATTTGATCCAGATATGGAAAAGACAAGACTCAATAGAGAAATTAGAGAAAGAGACAGTGAAAGGATGATAAAAAAAGCCGGACCATGGCATGATCCATCTCCAGAGCAATCTTTGAAAAAGATAGCTTTACAAACAGGAATAGTTAGCCCAAGTCAAGTTGGTCTGGAATTAGAAAATAAAAAGAAAGGAGAAAAAGCCGCACTAGAGATGAAAACACCGGCACAGCTTTCTCCAACGAAGTTGGCAAAGGATTCACCAGAATCCTTGCCAAAAGAACCAGGACAAGGTCGCCCCAAAAACTCCAAAGACACCGAACAACGAAAACAAAAAAACTTTTCCCCACAAACAGGCGCTAAGATTATGTTTTGGGCAAATGAAGCGCAAGATAAAATAAGCAAAATTATAAATCCAATTTTATTAGAATTTTATAACAAAAAAAATCTCAGAAGTTTATCAAATGAAGAAGTTTTAGAGTTGGACAGCATAAAAACAAAAATATTATTTAGTTTAGACCCATTGACTGATATAACAGAAGAAAATGTTGTCTCAAAACTTAAACACCTATCTGCACAACAAACTAATGAAATTATAACTCACTATAATAAGTGGTCTAACGAACTAAGATCATTACTCAATAAAGAATTAACTGTTGAAGAACAAAAACAGGCCAAGGCTTCTTTTTATTCTATGGTGTATGCAATAAATTAGCACAGGAGTAAAATAATGAAAATATTTAAAGCAGAAGTTGATGATGGCTTAGAAGAACAAATAAAGTCTTCTGCCTCTTTCTCGTATGCCTCAGTGGTCGAACCTTGTGACACAGATTATAAGATCAAAAAAATCAAAAGTCTAGCATCTTATAATGACTCAGATCTATATTATGTTCAATCTATTTTAGTTAGCTCTAATTGGAATAAAAATGACGATATTTTTGATCCTCAAGAGGTTTGGGCTGCTAGAAATACACCAGAAGACAAGCCCACCAATTTAGAACATGACGAAGGAACAATAATAGGTCATATCACATCAAATTGGCCAATCACAGAAGATGGTATTCTAATAGATGAAAATACTCCAACAGAAAATTTGCCTAAAAAATATCATATATTAACTGGTTCTGTTATTTATAAAGGATTTAGTAATCAAGAGTTGAGAGACAGGGCCTTAAAACTAATAGATGAAATAGAATCAGGGAAAAAATTTGTTAGTATGGAATGTTTTTTCAATGGATTTGACTATGGATTAATCAATGAATCTACTGGAGAATATAAAGTATTAGCCAGAAATGATAGCACAGCTTATTTGACAAAATATTTAAGAGCTTATGGGGGAACTGGAAAGCACGAAAGATATAAAATAGGTAGAGTTTTAAGAAATATAACATTTTCTGGCAAGGGCTTTGTTGATAAACCAGCAAATCCAGAAAGTATAATTTTTACAAAAGAAAATTTTGCTGAATTATTTGATGAAAAAAAAGACGATTTTACAGAACCAGGTGTATCTACAAGTACGTTAACCTTTAGCGCGGAGAATAATACTATGAGTTTAGATCTAGAACCAGTTATAAAAGAAGTGGCTGAAATCAAATCTAAAATAGAAGCCATGGAGATTAAGGCTACAGAAGCCGCTTCTGCTACTATTACATCTTTAGAAGCACAAGCATCAGAATTTAAAGCTACAATTGCTGAGAATGAAAGCAAAATTGTAGAATTAACATCAGCTCTTGAAAAAGTTCAATTAGAAAAAGAAGAAGCTGCAAAGAAAAAATCAGAAGAAGATATGATAAAAGAAGAAGAAATGAAAAAAGTAAAAAGTGAGCTTGAAGCAGCTAATGAGGTCATTGCTGGCTACAAGACAAAAGAAGAAGAAATGATGAAAAAAGAAAAGAAAATGAAGAGAATGGCTTCTTTGATCGAGGTCGGATTCGACTCAGATTCAGCTTCTGCTACTGTTGATAAGTTCGAGTCATTAGATGACGAAGCTTTTGCTGCTATAACTACTCTTGTTGCTGGCAAGATGCCTCCTTGGTTAAACAAGAAAGACAAAGAAGAAAAAGTAGAAAAGAAAAAAGCTTCAGAAGATACAGTAGATTCTGACGTTCTCGACAATGTTGAAGTAGAAGAGAGCGTTAGTCTTAGTGTAGGCGGCGAAACTGTTTCCGCAGAAGAAACAACTCGTGCCGAATTAGTTAATTTTGTTTGTGCTAGACTAGGTAAAAAACTTAATAAGGGAGAATAACATGGCTCTTAAAGCAGATCGTATTGAATTACTAACAGACATCTCATTCTTCATGAATACAGCAGCAGAACGCGGTGGCGTGGCCGGTCTCGCTGTTGGTGGTACAGCTGGTTCTGGTGTTTCTATGGACGATGCTAATGCTGTCGTTTCATATGTATCATCTGTATCTGGTACACGTCCACTCGGTGTTCTACTAAATGACGTTGTTGATCTTGATCTAACAAGACAGCACATCAATTGGCACAAAGACGAAGTACAGGTTGGAGGCAAAGTTACTTTGCTACGAGTTGGTCAAGTTACAACTGATAGACTTGTAGCGGGTATTACCCCAACAGCAGGTACTCCAGCTTATGTTGGCGCTAGTGGACTCATCGGTACCAGTAGCACGAATGCTGCTCAAATCGGAACATTCCTTAGTGGTAAGGATTCCGACGGTTACGCCAAAGTATCAGTAAATATTGCTTAAGCTTAAAACAATAAGGGAGAATAATATGTCAGGTAATACTAAAGCATTTCAACCAACACCAGAACTAACTGATCTTTTGGTTCGCTCTGGTTCGCAAAAAAGAGAAGTAGCTCTAGCTGCTAATGCAGAGTTTGCAAAAGCTCTTGAGCTACCACTTCGTCAAGGACTATTAAGTGGAGATATCCTAGACGGCATTTTTGAACCAATTCAATTGGCTCAGAGTGCAACTCCAGAGTTTCCTCTAGATTTCCTTGCTCCTGGTACAGAGAAAGACTTTGTTGCCTATACTGTTCCTAATCATGGATATATTCCTGAGCGTCATGTTGAAGGCGATTACGTCATGGTTCCAACCTATGACATCGGCGCCAGCATTGACTATCTCTTGAAGTATGCTCGTGATGCTCGTTGGGATGTTGTTGGTCGTGCAATGGAAGTGCTAGAAGGTTCATTCGTTAAGAAGATGAATGATGACGGATGGCACACATTGCTTGCTGCTGGTGTTGATCGTAACATCGTTGTTTACGATAGCGATGCTAGTACTGGCCAATTTACAAAAAGACTTGTTAGTCTCATGAAGACTGTTATGCGTAGAAACGGTGGCGGTAACTCAGCCAGTAATAACCGTGGATTGCTAACTGATCTTTATGTATCTCCAGAAGCTATGGAAGATATTCGCAATTGGGGCTTAGATCAAGTAGACGAAGTAACCCGTAGAGAGATTTATACTGCCGCCGATGGCACTATCAATCGTATCTTTGGTGTTAATCTACATGATCTTGATGAGCTTGGCGAAGGTCAAGAGTACCAGTTATTCTATAGTAATACTCTCAGCGGTAGTCTACCAAGTGGACATAACGCTGAATTGGTAGTCGGACTAGATCTCCGTAAGAGAGATAGTTTCATAATGCCAATTCGTGAACAAGTGCAGATTTTTGAAGACGAGACACTACATCGTCAGAAGAGAGCCGGGTTCTACGGTTGGGCCGAACAGGGCTTTGCTGTTCTGGATAATCGTAGAGTACTTCTTGGCGCTCTATGATATACATTTAGTATATAAAATGAAAGAAGCAGGGCTGGGTAAAACCAGCCCTTCTTTTTTTATCTGGTATAGTGTATTTATTTATAGAATCTTCAAAAACCATAACATCGCGAGTAAATTATGGCTGCAAGCAAATATGATTTTGCTATAGAACAAGGCACATCTTTTAAGATGTCTTTAATATATAAAGATCAAAATGGAAATCCAATAGATTTAACAAACTGGTGCGCTAGAATAGTTTGGAAAACCAATACTGGTGCAACACAAATTTTTAGCTCAGACAATCTTGACCATAGTGTATATAAGTTTAGTATTGATGATATTAATGGAAAATTGACCCTAATGTTTCCTTCATCGACTACTAACAGTTTTAATTTTAATACAGCAAAGTATGATTTAGAATTGCAATCTCCAGATGATTTGTATTCTGGGGGTGGTAAATATACAATCAGAATATTATTTGGTACAATCAACATTGTAAAACGATTTAGTCAAGCAACAGCAGCATTGGATTGCGTATGAGCGATTTTATAATCGAAATTTTGGATCCTCAAATCAATATTATAGAGATTGAAACTAGTTTTGTAGACAATTTAAATAATATTGAAATAGAAAGATATGAAACATTTAATTTAGAAATTGTTAATACAGAAAAAATTTTGGCTAGTGATTTACCTGATGATATTCCAATGAATAAAATTGTTGGTAATTTACATGTATCAAGAATAGATGGTTTAGATAATTATTTATCTAATTTTGGTTCTGTTGATGTTGACAATGTTATTGGCTTAAGTCAATATTTAGATAGTTATGAATTTGATTGTGGTTCACCATGATGTTTTTAAACAAGAGAGGTAAAAATGCCAGTTAACACAAAAATTCAATTACGTAGAGGAACAGCATCAAGCTGGACAACTCAAGTTTTATCTCAGGGAGAGATAGGTTTTGAAACAGATACGGGATTATTTAAAATAGGAGATGGAACAACAGCTTGGAGCAGTTTAAGCTATGCTGCTGTTAAGAATGTAACAGCTGGCGATGGAATTAGTGTGACATCCGTTAGTGGAAACTATATTGTTTCTTTAAGTGATCCAAGCATACAATCAACAGACATTACAGATTTTCTAGAAGCTGTACAGGATGTTATTGGAAATAGTGGAGTTATTTCTGGTTTTGGATCTAGTAAATCATATGATGATGGAACAGGGTATACTACAATAAGTGTAACTGGTATGACTAGCAGTTTAGCTGCTGGTTCTGGCGGAATTTTTCTTTCCTCATCTTCTGTTTCTAATAATACTGCGTATACTGTA